ACCGAAGAAGCAATGGAAGATAACCTTTATGACGCGCTCTCAGCTCGTTATACTAAGGCTCTTGCTCGCGCTATGGCTTACACAAAGCAAGTCAAAGCCGCTTCTCTCTTGAATAACGGTTTCACCACTTTCCAGTCTGGCGATGGTGTAACTTTGTTCAGCACGGCTCACCCAACTGTACAAGGTGGAAACAACGGAAACCGTCCTGCGGTTAACGCTGACCTTAACGAGACTTCATTGGAAGATGCAGTCATCAACATTGCGGCATTCGTTGACGAGCGCGGCCTGTTGATTGCGGCTCGCCCACAGAAGCTAATCGTTCCACCAGCACTAATGTTCGTTGCAACTCGTCTGCTTCAGACAGATTTGCGTGTCGGCACAGCCGATAACGACATCAATGCATTGCGCTCAAATGGTTCAATCGCACAGGGATATCGTGTCAATCACTACTTGACTGACAACGATGCATTCTTCCTGACCACGGATGTTCCAAACGGCATGAAGCACTTTGTCCGTACAGCGATGTCTACATCTATGGATGGCGACTTCGACACAGGCAATGTTCGCTACAAGGCTCGTGAGCGTTATAGCTTTGGTGTTTCAGACCCACTTGGCGTCTACGGCTCACCGGGTGCGTAAATCGTACTAGAGTACAAACTTTTAGTGAGGGCGTCTTTCGGGGCGCCCTTTCTTTTGTTATAATAATTAAGAACCTTGACAGTTACATGGTGTAGCTGACATTTGCCACGACAAGGAGTTCCTCATGGCTAATACTACTTTTTCGGGTCCAATTATTTCTACTAATGGATTCCAATCTACTGGCATTGCATTTGCCGACCTTCCCGCCGCATCAGCCACAACAGGCCGTATTATCTTCTGCTCTGACGCCCGCAAGGCGGCTGAAACAGCGGGCAATGGTACTGGAAACCTTGTGTTCTCTGACGGCACCAATTACATCCGCGTAGACACTGGTGCAGTAGCAACTGCTTAATAGGAGGCGACAATGTCTTCTTTTGAAGTAAGAGCTTATAACGTGCCGTTGGCTGGCTTTGCCGCTGGCCTTGTTGGCCCCGCTAGGTCCCGTATCAAGGGTATTCTTGTTTACGGAACCGCTCCAGTATCATTTACGTTAAAAGATGGAACTAATGCAGGCGAGACGCTTCTTGACCTGACGGTTGCCGCTGGCTGGAACGATGTATATATTCCAGATAACGGAATTGTTGCGGGAAACGGCGTGTATGTATCCGCTTTATCAGGCACAGGCGCCGTAATCACACTTTTGCTGGGGTAGTATTATGTCCGGTGATATAAGGTCAATATCACAAGTCGGAACGGTTGAGCCGTTTAACTTGCAGGTGGCGCGGGGGCAAATCCCCGGTCACGAATTAAAATTTAAGTTCGGTAACAACGCGGCGGTAGGAAACACAGAAGAGACCATCTGGGCAGAAGGTGGTCTATACGTTTACCCAACTTCAGCAACACAGATGACTGTTTCAAGCTCTAGTGCGAATGACACTGCGGCAGGCACAGGTGCGCGGACAATCAATATTGAAGGTCTTGACGCAGACTACAACGAGGTCTCTGAGGATATTATCCTTAACGGACAAACCCCTGTTACCACTGTTAACTCTTATCTTCGCATAAATCGCGCGGCTGTCTTGGCGGCAGGCTCTAGTGGGAAAAACGCAGGCATCATCCGCGCTGGAACAGGCACTGTAACATCTGGCGTTCCTGCAAATGTTTTTTTAAGTATTGACGGAGATGGCGATAATCAAACCTTGATGTGCCTATGGACCGTCCCTGCGGGATACACAGCTTTCTTGGTGCAGACCAACGTATCAACAGGCAATTCCTCAAACACTCCGGCGCTTTTAAGGACGACTATCGTAGCCCGCCCCCACGGCGGCGTGTTTAGTACGAAAGAACGTATTACTTTGAAAGACGGCAACCAGTTGCAGGGCTATAACTTTCCGTTACGGTTTACAGAAAAGACAGACCTTGAGGTTCGCGCTCAGTCTACCTCTGGAAGCGTCACGTTTGATTGCTCTGCTTCTTTGGAATTTATTTACATCAAAAACAATAGGCCCTTATAATGCCTAGAAAAAAAGAAAGCCCAATAAAGACATCCGTTAAGTCTGGCAACTTTCGCTCAACGAAAAAGGGCGCAGGAATGACTGCTAAGGGCGTTAAGGCGTATCGGGCTAAAAACCCCGGTAGCAAGCTAAAAACAGCCGTTACAGGGACTGTAAAGAAGGGTAGCGCCGCCGCTAAGAGGCGAAAGTCCTTCTGCGCGCGCTCTGCTGGTCAAATGAAAAAGTTTCCTAAAGCGGCCAAGAACCCCAACAGTCGTTTGCGGCAGGCAAGAAAACGGTGGAAATGCTAATGGCTTCCAAGTTGAATGAAAGTGGAGGTAGCTTTGGGTGAGCCTGTAGAAGTAACTTTAGCTCGACTAGAAGAGCGCATAAAAACCCTCTCATCAGAGGTTCGTCATGTTCACGAAGAGGTTTCTGACCTAAAGGCTCAGGCCAATAGGTGGAAAGGTGCTTTTTGGGTAATCATGGCGATTGGCGGCGCTGTAGGCGTTGTCGCAAATCTAGCAATGGGCTGGATGAAATGACAATTTCAAGAGCCAATATGGAGAAGCAAATGGCATATGGTAAAAATAAAAAAGCTAAAAAGATGCTTGTTGGCGGGGACGTTAGTCCACTAGCTGGAGCGCTTACTGGTAAAGGCATGATGGGAAGGGCGCTCGGTAAGGGTCTTCGCAACGTAAGCCCGCTTGGTCGATTGATTAGTGATGAACAGCGCAAAAAGAAAAAGGCTGTAGCTGGAGCTATGGCTCAAGCCGCACAGCCCGGCTCTGAGTCAATGAAGGCTCAAGGAATGCAACCAATGGCGGCTATGTATGGCGGCGGCGCCATGAAGCGCAAGCGCCCAATTGATGGCCTTGCCACGAAGGGAAAGACAAAAGGCAGAGTCTGCTAAATGAGACGCAATTACAAAGGTGAGTACAAAAACTATCAGTCAAAGACTGAACAAAAGAAGAAGCGCGCCAGTAGAAATGCCGCCAGAAGAACAATGACAGCGGCAGGCAAGGTCAAAAAGGGTGACGGAAAAGACGTTGCCCATAAAAATGGGAATCCAAAAGATAATAGAAAGTCGAATCTTAAAGTTGTCTCCGCTTCAAAAAACAGGTCTTACAAAAGAACAAAGACCGCAGGAAAAGTTAATCGCAAGGCCTAGATGCCCAAGGTGTGGGACAAGGCTAAGAACTGTATATGTTCATGGTCATGAGCAGTGTTTGGAATGTGACCAAGTTATAGATGATTGCTGTCAAGGAGAGGTATCATGCGAGCGGCAAAAATGATGTGCGGTCAGCGCAAAAAACCCATTGCTATGAAGAAGGGCGGCAATCCTGTTGCCAAGAGCTTATCTAGTCCGTCTCTAAAGCCAAAGGTGGTAAAGCCAAAGAAGGGCAAGGGGTCTTACTCAAGAAAGGGCAAGGCCCTTTCTATGTCTTCTGGCGGCAAAACAAAGTCTACAGTAAATAAGGCTGGCAATTACACGAAGCCAACCATGAGAAAGAATTTGTTTAATAGGATTAAGGCGGGCGGCAAGGGCGGCGCTCCGGGACAGTGGAGTGCGAGAAAGGCTCAAATGCTTGCTTCAGCTTATAAAAAAGCTGGCGGCGGCTACAAGGATTAATGATTCATGTATTTTTGCTTTTAGTTTATCTGGGGACAGGAGATTCGAGACAATTAGTTAGTGGGGATATGTATTTCAGGTCAGTTGATGACTGCAACTACTTTGCGGGCCGATTAGCCAAGAAATACGGGAACTATTCACATTTAAGTTATGTAGACCCAAGAGACAGGACTACAGCTTACTGCGTACCAAAATTAGTTAACCCCCAGAATACTAAGGTGTATTAAAATGATTGCTGAAACACTTGCAGGAATTAGCCTCTTCAAGGCGGCTGTAGACGGAATAAAGGGCGCCATAGGAACTGCAAATGATGTAGGTGAAATAGCTGGTTTTATCGACAATTTGTTTGAGGGCGAAAGCCAAGTACAGAAAAAAAGAAGCCAAAAGTCTGGCGTTGGGTTAGGCGAGCAATTTGGAGTAAAATCTGTTGCTAGTGAAATCATAAATGCCAAAATTGCAAAAGAGCAAATGTACGAAATAGCTCAAATGGTAGATTTGAGATTTGGAAATGGCACTTGGCGCGGCATAGTAGACGAAAGAGCTAAAAGAATTAGAGAGGCAAAGGAAGCCGAAGCAGAGGCAAGAAAAGCCCAGTTGCAAAAACAACGAGAGTTTGAAGAAAAAGCACAACAGGCGGCTCTGGGGTTAGTGCTTTTCGCCGTGATGGCGCTACTGGTACTAGGTATGTTATACTTTGCAACAAGGGGATAAGTTATGCCGTTGAAAAAGTCGCAAAAAAGTTTGAAGTCTTGGACTAAGCAAAAATGGAGAACCAAGAGTGGAAAGCCGTCAACACAGGGTTCAAAAGCAACCGGGGAAAGATATTTACCTTCGAGCGCCATTAAGTCCCTATCGGCGAAAGAGTACGCGGCTACAACCCGTGCTAAAAGAAAAGGAACTAAGGCTGGTAAGCAGTTTGTCAGCCAACCTAAAAAAATACGAGCGAAAGTAAAGCCGCATAGGAAGGTCAAGTAATGGCTGTAGTAACACCTGATTTGCCGGAGATATTTGAAGAGGCGTTTGAGCGCGCTGGCCTTCAAATGCGAACCGGGTACGACCTAAAAACTGCGCGGCGCAGTCTAAACCTATTAACATTGGAGTGGCAAAACCGTGGCCTTAATCTCTGGACTATCGACAGCGGCACACAAGCTCTTACGGCTGGTACAGCAACTTATTCAATGCCTGCTGACACTATTGACCTCATTGAACATCAAATTAGAACGGGGACTGGTACGAATCAGGTGGACACGAATCTGGAGCGCGTCAGCGTTTCAACGTATGCACAGCAGTCTTCTAAAAACACTCAGGGTCGGCCCTCTCAAATTTTTATTGACCGTCAAGCAACGGCTGTCAGCGTTACGCTCTGGCCTGTGCCGGATGTTAGCACATACACTTTATCGTATTTCCGCCTTCGTGGAATCTCTGGCGTCTCGTCTGGGGTAGGAACGACTGCGGATGTGCCGCCTAGATTTGTACCATGTCTGGCGGCTGGATTGGCGTACTACATAGCCATGAAGAAACCCGAAGTGGCCGCTCGTGTGGCACCACTAAAGCAAGAGTATGAGTTCCAGTTTGAACTGGCGGCGGGTGAAGACACCGACTCATCATCAATGAAGTTCGTGCCATACGACACGTTTTATCTAGGAGGCTAATATGCCCATTAAAATTAAAGAACTAGACCCAAAGACTGGTAAGCCTAAAAAGAAAATGCCTCTTCCTAAGAGGAGGCCTCGTCTTGCTAACCCAAAGCATCCAATGAATGCAGAACGCACTACTGGCGACCCGCGCGGTGTAAATCGTAAGGCGGGCGGCGGAAAAATAAAAATGGTTAAAAAAGGCGGGAAGAAGGTTCCATTCTTTGCCGCAGATGGAGTAGGTAAAATGGCTAAA